CTAGGACGGCTCAGTTGCAACCCACTAGCAACCACAAGAATCGAAAAGTAACTCTAATAAGCATTGTAAATTACGACAAATTTCAGTATGTGGACAAAGAACAATCACATACAGACCACTTATCGCAACAAGTACTAAATAACAGACTAAATAACAATAAACTAAATACTGTTAAAAAAAAGTTTAGCAATGGAATAACTTATTTAGGAGATGAATTTGGAGAATATGCAAAAGTTAAAATTAAGGGAAAAATCAAGTGGAAGCATAAATTTAAGGAAGATATGCCTTTGAAAGACAAGCTATGATGGGTCTATTAAGAATCTTTAAATATGTCAGAAAACGTATTATAAAGTTGTCATTGGAGAACCAACGATTAAAACTACAAATCAAACTTCT